CTTTTACTCTGAATCCAACGGAAAAGCTCTTAAGAGCTCCATCTTTAATGAGTGTTTGAACGCCATGATTTTTTTCAGCAGCGTCACTCACAGTTCCTTCAACATAAATGCCTTTCTTATCAACCTTTACTTGATCAAAACGACCAATAGGACAATCATGCTTGTGTTGATATAACATAACTGGGTTACGAAGAAAGTTACTAACTCCCTTTGCCCAAGCTTCTGCTGTAACTACATCACCAGCACGGTCTTTAACGATTGTGTTAGCATAACCCGCAATTTTAAGGCCACGAGCTTTTTTAGAAATGCCTTTAGTTTCGAAAGCACTGTTAAGATAAAATGTTTTATTCATTTGGTACTTCCTCATTAATAGATTCCTCAGACGAGGGTCTTCCACCTTGAGTAGCGTCTGTAGCGCTACCTGTGATGTTTTGTGGTACTCTTATGTTATCATTATTTTCGAGTTTTGGAAATCTTAATCCTTCACGAGCTTCATTTGGGGTGATAATACCCGTATTTACCAGAGTAGAATAATAAACTGCCTGTGTTCTATTATCTGGTTGAAGTGCTGGGACTGAAAGCTTATCTGGACGAACTGTGACTCCGCCATTAAAGAAATGCTGGAATGCAGAACAAAATTGAGTTAACATAGGTAAAATAGTATGTTGATAATAAAGCTTTTGGTTAGCATCAATATTAGCGTTATTTCCTGATTTTAAAAGCACATAAGGTACCCCAAGAGCTTTAGACATATCTTGTTGAATACGTTCAATTGAGTTTTCAAAGTCTAGTTGATCAAACGACTTTGTTGAAAATTCGTCAATCTTTAGTCCACCGTCTAAAATTGCTGGATTACGAGCACCATCAAAAAGAGTTGTATAGTTAGATCTCCAAGATTCTAATAGACGCTCTTTAACACGTTTTGAAAGAATATTATCAGTTGTAAGAACAAAACCTGGAAGAGCATTGTTCTTGAAGAACTGACGCTGAAACTTGATCATATAGAAGTAAAGTTCCATTAAATTAAGAATTGGTTTAAGTTTTGAGGTGCCTCTAAAAATTGAATTTTCATTCTCATTCATAACATGAATTATTTCTTGTGGAGCAAATTGAATAGATTCAGACTTACGTGTTTGAGCACCTCTTCCAAAACCATAATAGTCACTTTGTTGTTGGTTTGATACTATATAGTTATAATGAGAAACAAAAGTTTTTGAGTCTGGAACTACTTCCACATCATTTGCTGGAAGAAGATAGAGATCTGCCCCATCATAATAAAAGAAAGCATTACCATCTAAGTGAAAGTCTAGAAAAGCACGCCTAAAAAATCTAGCTCGATCCTCAAAAGGATTAGGTTTTACATTAAGAATCTTATTTACTTTTTTTGAAGCACCGCCATCAACTATGAGTGGAATCTCATTCATAGCGTTAATATTCATTTCAACTGCGCGATGAACAACCTCAATCTCACGATAAGCTTGTTCAAAATCTACAATTGTTTCTGGGAGTGCAAAAGGCTCTAAAGAAGAAATTGAAGGCTGTGCAGGATTAAGTTTCTCTGCTGCCCACTCTCTCCAAGTCTTTCTATTTTCATCTTCCATGCTTGTCTCTCTGAATATCTAACCAATTTTTAATTTTTGGTGCTAAATGATTTGAATATCTTTGACCATAAATAGTATGTAAACGCACATGGTGTGCTTTACACAAAGTGAATAAATTGTGATGGTCTAAACTATCCCTACAGTCTATAGCAAATTTCTCACGAAGGGAAGTAATTTTTTCAACAGTATCAATTTCAGTCACCTTATTTTCTGCACACCAGTTTTCAAATAGTTGACTTACTGAAAAAATATGATGAAGTTCTAGATTTTCTTTTGAACCACATACATAACACTCATCTCGTAATTTATAATCTTTTTTAATATAATCTCTTATGTATTTTATTGGAAATCTTTTTAATTCAGACACTGTTGAAGCACCTCCCAACGTAGTTTATAGTGGGCTGGATCTCGATTAAGTCCTACTTCACCTTCTGGTAAATTTAAAACCTTACCTACCACAGTGTCTAGATTTTTAAGTTTATAATATTTTTTGATTAAATAACTTACGACTATATCATCACCTCTAGTTAAATGCTTAAAACTATTTAAATCTTCTTTTATTAGATCGAGAGCTTCTTGTTTTATCAGTAATACAGAACCAACTAAAAAATCTACACGAGCATGCTTACACCAATGATCGCGAAGATCCTTATATTTTTTAGCTTTTTCTACACCTGATTTTCCATAAATGCCTATAAGCGGTTGATTTCTCTGTACTAATTTTCTGACTAACAGTGGAGAAGGAACTAAATCATCGTCTAGTATTAGCTTATAAGGTTCTGGATACTCGTAGCAACGCAACCAGCGTTCTATACAATACTTATTTTCTTCATTATTAATAACTTCAACTTTTCGAGAACGATAATCAAACGGTTCATGGGGATTATTATTTATTACAGTTATTGGAATGGTTCGATGAAAAGCATCACATATAGCTCGAACATTATCAGGTCTTTTGTAGTTCAAAACAATTATTCTAAGCATAGATTGAAATGTTACTCATTTTCTGATGGGTATATATTGCGTATCTTACTGCATCACACGGGTGAGAAGCCCAGTCATGAACTGGTTTAGGTGTTTCTGTATTTGGATTCCATTTATAGGCTGACATTGCAGAAAAAGTATGTCTTGCTCCTTCTGTGTCAAAAAATAAACGATCTTGTTCAATTAAAACTTGAATAGAATTGATTCCATCGTTAACAGATTTAATCGCATTTTCACAATAAATGTCATAATCATATGCAAAATCAGCCTTAACTTGTTGTGCAGCAGAGTCTATATATATTGTATCAATATTCCATTCATTAATTTTTTCCTGTATTTCAGCTGCAAGCTCTGAAGTTGTTGATTCTTTTGAGATAAACTCATCAACGATAAAATAATTATCTCCATCTGTTCCAATTACTACAAAAACGTTTTCATCGCGATATCCTACGTCAAGTCCACCTATTACTTCTGCAAATCTTTCACCAACATAGTCACCTAAATGTTTTTCCTCATCTAAATCAAGATAAATTTGTGATTCAGTAGTAGTCCACTCACACTCATACTCTTGTAGATAAAGAGCTTTGGTAATAGATCTACGAGCTTCATCTACATCAGTTTCTGAAAGAAGAGGGTTTGCTCTCCAAGTATGTATTGAGGATGACCAATCTGGGTATTCTGGATCTTCTCCACGTAAAAAGTACTCATATAAGTAATTTCCTTTACCTCGTGGTGTAGAAATCCACAAACAACGAGAATCAGTAAAAGTAGATAAAGCAGGTCTTAAATCACGAGTGTAATATTCATCATTTGGAATAATTGCAGCTTCGTCCACAATTAAAAGATTCGCCGCACGACCCACTAATGAATCTCTATTATTAGCTGAAAGAAGACGAAAAACAGAACCGTTAATGAGTTTTACAACTTTATCTTTTTGATTGAAACGCTCAACTTCTATATCTAGTTGTCTAATTAAATCCGTAACATAATCCCAAATAATTGAAGAAAGAGAGAAGTTAGGAGCAACAACCATCACTTGTTGGCCAGGCTCAAGTAGTTTAGCAAATGCTAGAATAGCCGCTGCATATGATTTACCAGTACGACGAGCTGCAATATGAACAACAAAACGACTAGAATCGAGATTTTCTACCATTGCCCATTGTGATTCATTAAACTGAACTGGTTTTGGAAGACGATCTAAAAGACGTTGAATTTTTAGTTTAAAGAATTTATCGGACATTACCTAAAATATGGAATTATCATTGAGAGAAGGGAAATTATACCAGCTGTTAGACCACCTATCCATAACAGTGTTTTTAGTGAAGCTCTGCCTTGTGTCGCCATTTCACGAATTTCAGTTAAGTTTGTTTCTATTTTATCTATACGCTTTTCAAAACGTTCAAACATGGTAACAATTGTAGTATACCGCTCTTCACATACAGCTTCATGCGCTGATATACCAGCTTTATTAGACTGGGAACGCTCATGCAATCTATCTAATTCAATTTGTATTTGATCCAATTCGCGTGCTGTTTCAGACATCTAAACTCAAATCTTAATAATATAGTTTACAACCTCTGATGGAAGAGTTGTATTCACTGTAAAAGCGTCAACAGACAGTGCTGGAATTGACAGTGCAGGAACTGAATGTGTATGTCCGTTTACTGTTAATGAGGGTATTGTATGAGTATGAGCTGCCTGTGTTACAGAGTTAACAACTGATGTGGTAGTAGAGTCTTTTGCTGATGCAGCAACAGAAGTTGTTCCAACTGTTAAATCACCATCACCGTCAGATCCAGTGTTGTTAGCAACAGTAGAGCCTCCAGTTGATCCTGAAGTACCTGTTCCAGTGCTATTAGAAGCTGTTGTTACCCCAGTTTTTGAAGCAGATGTAAGCACTGATGAAGCACCAGCTGAACCATTGGTCACACCAAGAGTAGCGTTATTAGAACCTTTACCTAACGGAACTTTATCGCGTAAGTCAGGAAGATTAAAGGTAGTAGAGCCATCACCAGTACCAAAAGCAGTACCGACTGCAGCGAACAGTCTTGCATATGTAGTACGAGACACAGCTGTATTATCACAAAACAAGTAACCAGTTGGAGCTGTTGCACCACCATAAGCCATAATAGTTCCTGCCGGTACTACTTCTGCACCACCAGCGGTAGCTCCGTCGTGAATCCGAATATTATTAGTTGATGTATCAAGAGAAATTTCACCTGCTGCACCTGTAAAGGCGTCGTTTTGTGCAGAAGTTCCTCGTCTAAATTGTAGCTGTGTAGCCATGCGTTACTCCTTAAAGTGTTCCTAAATCGATTGAGCCTGTTATTAAAATTGTATTTGAAGAGTTAGTGCCTAGTGTAACGTCTCCAGAAATTGTTCCATCGCCTGATACTGTGAGTGTATCTCCACCTACATCGCCGGTGACGTCAATGCCGCCAGAGGTGGTGGCGAGACGAGCAGAGGCATCAGAGCCGTGGTTTAAGGTGACAGCACCGCCATCTATAAATGTCGCCATCCTTGCGCCAGACGAATCGTCAATGACTACACTTGTGCCTTTGAGAATTAGATTTCCTGCGCCAGCATCTTCAATATAACTACCAGTTGCAGGGTTATGATAAATCTGAAGGTCACTGCCAGCACCGAAGGATATTACACCGTTGTCGCCTACCGCAACATTACCGCCATTGGTTCCATCACCGACTGTAACAGTAGCATTAGACTGAATCTCAAATTTTGATGTGGCATCGATTCCAAGACCGCCCATAAATGGTGAAACTTTTGTGCTCATGTATACCTTTCTATCATAATTTTAACCACAGGTCAAAATATATTTATTAGAGTGCTCCTAAATCGAATGTAGTGACTGTCAACCCAGCAAAAGTTGGTGAATCACCTGTTCCAACAGCTTGTCCAATTGCAATGTCATCAGCATTTACAGTCACACCTGTACCAGCGCCAATGTTAAGAGTCACTGTGCCAGTTGTTCCACCACCGGTTAAACCTGCACCAGCTGTTACACCTTCAATATCTCCAGGAGCTGTTGCAATCGCAGAGGCAAGAGCCTGCGCGTTAGAAACGGTAGAAAATGTAGTATTAGCATAAGTACCAAAATTATCCACTGTAGTAGTTAGAGTAGAAACATTATCATTAGTTACATCTAAATTAGCATTTAAACGAGTTTCTGTACCTGTAGCAGTGTCAACAGTAGAGAGTGTCGCAATATCAGAAGCTAGTGCAGCTGCATTAGCGTTTGAAGAAGTTCCAAAGTTATCTACTGTAGTAGTTAGAGTGACAACATTATCGTTTGTTACATCTAAGTTAGCATTTAACTGTATAAAAGTAGCAGAAGTGTTAGCTTTTCTTTCGTATACAGACCCTTGAACTCCGTCTAACAAATCAGCATTAAGATTTGTGACAAGAGTTGTTGATGCTACGGTGAAAGGTGCAGTACCAGTGGCAACAGTAGATTGTAAAGTAGATAAAGAAAGATCTCCAAGAGAGAAACTTGCATCGCCAGTGTCTATTATGCCCGATGGTTCTGGATCATATTCATCAAAAATTTTGAATTTTGAATCTGTTATATCAAAAAACATACCGACATGAGTATAACCTGGTTCTGATAAACCTGTGTTACGATTAGAAACCCAACCAGTATCAAGGTTTAGTGGTGCAGCTGTTCCACTCCACTGATCACCAGTTGTGTGACCAGTAGTTGCACCAAAATTAATAGAAATACCGTTAGCAAGTGCTTGCGGAGATCCAGTTATAGCAACACTCACAGCTTCATAAGTTGCAAAATTATCAAGTGACCAATCAAATGTATCTGGTGTCCCAGTAGCATTGATCATTACATTAAACGTTTCGGTAATAGGACCTTCATAGTGTCCCACAAGTGTACCATCGTCTAAACCAGATCCAATAAATAGAGTAGCTGCATCACCAATTGTATCACCAGAGTTAAGATAGATAAGAGTATTACCAACAGCAAGCGAGTTTACAGAAGTGATAGATTCAGAACCCAGAACTGCCAAGTTACCACCAATAGTTAAATCAGCATCAACATAGGCAGAACCAGTTACTCGAAACGATTCAGTTGTTTGATTTTGAACATCTAGATAGATACAACCATTTGTACCATCTGTAATAAGTACGATACCTAAATCGACAGAAAAATAAGGATAAGTAGGAGAAGCATTTTGCAGCCCGCCAGCTGAAGGAGAAACGTGAACTCGTTGACCTGCAGTTAATCCAGTAGTATCACCGAAAGCAATACCAGCTCGCTGAACAAAACCAAATCCTTCATCTGCAATAGATTCAGCAGTAAGACCCACAGCATAAGCTGTGGTTTCAGTGGCTGCGTTTGCTAGAGCAATTGTCGGAGTTCCACCATCTTCTGACACAAGATAAACTGGTTTGAGCTGGTCAATTGAAGCACCAGAAGTGTTTTTTACGTAGACCATCTCATCCTGACCTACTATAACATTAGCAGATATTCCAGGACCCATAACTTCAAGAGCATTTCTACCTGTATGGTAATGAACACGACCTTCTGCATGCTCAGGAGCGAATGATTCTAAAAGAGCAAAGTCAACAGTATTAGACTGCAGAGCAAGGTTACCAAACTGCTCAACTGCCACACGAATACCTGCGTTTGAAGATCCTGAGTACACTGTGAGATTATCTTGGACTACATCAACATTAGCATTCACTCTAGTATCAAGAGCTGTCACATTAGATTCAGCAGCAGTAACATTGTCTTGAAGTAAATTGAGACTTGCAGTAACGTTAGAAGTAGCAGTATCAACTGTGGTAGTTGATGCATCTGCACCAGTAATTGTAATACCAGATCCTGTTTCATTTGGAGCGATAGTAACATTACCAATATAAAGTGTGCCTGGGCCTAGGTAAATATCTTTCCAGACCAAATCTGGTGCGCCTAGTGAGTATGTATTGTTGGAGGAAGGTTCAACGTTTGCATCAGTAATAATCACGTTTGAGTCTGTATTATAGGTAAAGAATGTATTATCAGCTCGACGAGACTCAACAGCCAAAACATTTGCTTCGGTTGAAGCCACATTAGCAAGATACTCAACTCGAAGAGCTGCGACATTAGATTCAGCTGATGCAACATTGTCTTGAACAGAATTTAAGAGTACGAGCGTTGCGTAAGAGGTGCCTACATTTGACCAAACTACATCAATATTAGCATTGAGCTGTACGTTGTATGCATCCGCGTTTGAAGAGACTACATCAATATTTGAGTTAAGCTGGGTGTAGTAGGAATCTGCGTTTCCAGAAACGATATCAAGATTAGCATTGAGAAGAGTGTAGGTTACATAATCGTTAGCTTCTGCAAGTGCGGTACGAAGTGAAGCTGCTGTTACTTTTTTAGTTGTATCACCGCCTACATCAACAATCGGAACTACGTCATTATCGGCAACATCTACTGCCGCGAGTTCCGTAAGTTCGGTAATTTTTACGTTTGCCATTGGGTCTCCTCAAAAAATTTGAACACTGATTAATGCATTTTTACATCTTTTCATGATGGTGTCCAACTCGAATTTATTATAACGCGATATTATCAAGACCTTGTGTAATCAAAAAGTCTCCTGATTGTGTGGTAAGCAGATCAGCTGCTGCAAACACATCTTCAATGATAAACTCACCATCTTGAGTAATAAGCTGGTTTAAATCTTGTGTAATGATAAATCGAGCCGCGCCTTCAAGTGCAGCTGGAGTTAATAGCTGTTCAGCTCCAAGTAACTGACCTGCTTGAGTTGAAATAAACTCACCAGCCTGTGTTAATAAGATAGACAGCTCTTGGTCTGCAACTCCAGGTTCGTCTGCACCAGTAGAGAAGTTAGACTGATTAGCTAAAATAAGCTTTCCATCTTGAGTAATTAAAAAATCACCAGCTTGAGTGAGTAGGTGATCAGCCGCAACTCCGCCAAGAGCGCGACGCATTGCAGAAACAGAAAGTAGGAGGCGATGCGCTCCTAAAGGCATTAGTTTCTCTCTGAAATATAGAGTGTGCCAGCAGTAGTAGACTGTATAACAGCTATATATTTGTCATTGTTAGTTGGATCAGTCTCTGCCCCTAGAGAAATGTCATAAATAAACCCAGATGGCAAAAAATGAGAGTTTGAAGTGTTCGCTTCAATTGCAGCTCCACCCGTTTCAATAAAACAGTCGGATGTAGCATACAACGAAACTACACGTACAGATGCAGAAATTTCAGGTGAAGTGTTAGATGTGCCTGTATAAGGAACTTGCAGCCCACGATTCGTGCGTAAGGCTAGTACTGGGATTGCCTCGTTCCCATCATCTCTTGGTTGTTTACTCATTTGCTCTCCTTAAATAGGTTTGATTTCAGCGGGTGCGATATTCCATCTTGTTTGTTTACTCATTGTCTCTCCTCATTAGTGTTGATAATTCTTTGTATAACCGTTTAGCAAGTTGAGTATGAGCTTCTTTAACTGGATGCCCTCCTGGATGTGTTCCAAAAAATCCTTCTAAATAGGCCGTAGTCCAAGGAAGAGGTTTTTTCTCAAGAAGTAGCAATCTTTTGTCCAACTCCTTAAATTTACGTGGTTTCCACATTGCAACAAATATAACACGTTTATCTTGCGCCCACAAATGTAAAGTCTTAAGATAGTTAAAATAAAACCAATTTAACATTTCTACTACAGTTTCAGAAGAGGTAACAGCAAAATTGTGTGCCGCAGTAACTCCCCAAGGATTTTGGGCAGTTGAAGACCAGGCACGTGCCCAAGGAGGTACTCCTACTAGAATTAAATCTTGCTTATCCCAATGATCTTCAAAAGAAATAAGCCATTGACTATCAAGTGAATCACCATCTCTTGCGCGGTTTATACACTCAATACCCATAAGTTCGGCAAGTTGCATGCACCAAGGATCTGTTTGGCGATTTTCCAACTCACCTCCAGCTGTAAAAGAACAACCATAAGCCCAAATCTTCATCTACCACCAGCGATTCCAGCGGGTGCGCGCCACATATGCCCACCACTCCGAGCGAAGCTCGCCGTGAATTTTTTCGCGTTCTGCCCATGAATGACGATTCGCTTCCATCTTTTTAATATGAGCAACATACCACTGCATCCATGTAGTTTTATAGTCATCCACCATAGACAATCCACAGTCCATAGAAGATGACGGCAGGAATTGAAACCCCCAGTGCTACCCAAAACCAATCGTTCATAGTCTCTCCTCTATTATACGAGTCATATAGTTTATCATCCAGTCATTACCTTCACGAGTTAAATGATTTCCAGTAACTCTTGGAGTGATAGCCTCGTTCCAAAACTCATCACAGGTTCTCAACTCGATATAGTCTACTCCAGGCCATGTTTCGTAAACGGGCCAACGTGACCAAATGTAGCAGCGTGGATGAGCAAGAATTTTACGTGCATACTGCCTACCTGCTTCTCGTACTTTTTGCAACAACTTATTATCTTGCTTCCAAGTTTCTGTTTGGTGTGCTTGTGTATGTGAAACTCTATTTATACCAGTCAAACCAACTATTGCGTATGAATACTCACAATCTAACTGATGAAGAATGTCCCAGTTTGATGCTCCAGCAACTCCCTTCACTACGAACGGATAACGCTTCTTAATCTCGTTAACCCAAGAATAGTGCTCGCTTGATACTGGTTGAACTCTAAAATCTTGATCAGTTGAATAAGAGTCGCCCGCGATGAGGAGGGTCATGCCAACTCCGCGCGAAGCGCGCTTGCAAATTTTAGCTCAATTTGATCTTTTATCCACCTATAAAACATATCATTACCCTCTTGAGTAAAATGATGATTGGTACAGCTAAAAGCTGCTTTATAATTATACATTTCATTGAACCGTTTTAAAGGTTGATAATGCACTCCAGAAATTGATTCATAACCCACAAACGGTGTCCAGCAAATGGTATTAGGTTTTTGAGCAAAATAATCAGCTATTTTCATATTTAATTCTAATCCGTCTTTACATTTAGGGGGCGGTAAATAGCTTGATGTTCTGAGAGGATGGGTTAAATTTACAACTAAAAAGGTCCATCCTCTAGCCCTCCAAAATTGTTTTACAATGTCATAGTTTGAAGCTCCTACTTGACCCAATGCTGTAATCTCAAACTGTTCACTCAGTCTATCGACCCAAGAATGGCGACCGATAGATCCTTCATAGCAAGAGCAATTATCTGAAGCGTCAGAAAAGGAGTCTCCAGCTATTAAAATCACTCCATGAGGTCTTTCATGAGCTTGTCATAGTTATTAATCTGCACTGCTACTTGTGGTCCTGTGGTTTTCGGCTTCAACGACGTTTCCACTTCTTGAAGATGTTTCATCCAGTCGAGTAAATCTTTTTTAGAGTAGATGCCTGTTTCCACTGCTTCTTGAATCTTCTGATCAATCACTGAATTGATGAGGTTGATGCGCTTAATTCGATTAAGATATCCTTGCGTGGCAAACACTGAATCAATGTAGTTTTTTACCTCTTTCTTTTCAATTACAGAAGTAACTCGATCTTCAGTGATTCCATACTCATCTGCAAGCTCGTCGATTGATTTCCCGGATAAGTAATCGTTAGCGAGCGCCAGCATCACCGGGTCTAGAGGCGGAGCCTCTAAGCTGCGGTTTAGGGCATCAACAGTTGTTGTTACTTGATTATTTGATTTCATTGCTCACCTCATATAAAATTTGAATCTGCATGTCTACAAGTCCGTAGGGATGAAATAGTCCTTCATCTGTGCGAAACTCTAACACACGGGCTTCTTCTACTTCTAAGTTTCGATACGTAGTATCAAAGCTTTCTATAGCTGCCTCTACTTGTGCTCCAAATGTTTCAGCTGCTCCAAGCGAGTCATCATCTGAAAACACGTAAGAGCGTACAAATAAGAGTAGTATGCCTTGCCGAGCATCGGCACCGCGATGTAAGCGTCGTTCACTAGCTGATGTGATAGTAATAGCTGGGAAGTCGTTTACCTCATCTAAGTAAGCATAACGTTTAATCACATTGCTCGGTAGAGCATCAGTGTTTGCTGCAAGATGATCTACTAGTGCATCTACAATTTGTGTACGTCTGGCCATATATCACTAATCATCTGTTCTACAGATTTTCCTTTGCTCCAAGATTTCCAATGATCTTTATTTTGATTGTTCCACCAGTACCAGCGAAGTATATAACGACAAACATCCCAGTCTTCAATAATTAAAAAATTATCTTCAAACCAAGAATGACACCAATCAAGAGCAGGAACCTTGCCTAACGTTTCGTGTTCATCCCATTCTTCTACTCTACAATTTGGATGAAGAATACATTCTCCTGGTAAGCACTGATTTCCGTGTTCGTCAACTGGAATCTTCCAAATTCCTTCAGGCTGTTCATAACCTACAACAGGACTTCCGCTCCACCAATAATTACCTGAATCATCCTCATCACCATAGCAATTGTAAACTAGAGGACCGTACTTAAATTTTTCTGCCATTATTCAAAAATTACAACCATATCTTCTTGATTTGTTTGAGGTTGGAAACAACCAACTCCTAAAATTTGGCTTCCTTCTGGCATTGGAAAGTTTTCATATACTGAATCTGCGATTGTTTTATACTCTTGTTCTACTAAAAGTCTACACAGATTACGATCTTCCCAGCCTTGTCCACCGTTCATTACTTTATCTATGTTGCCACCTGGATATAGTATGACAACTAATAGAACCCATTTCATGAAATTCTCCTTATAAAAAATTTTTGAAATGGATTTATGCGCATATCAAAACTTAAGTCTATGATACTCTTCCCTTTAAGGGATGTCAAGAAATAACAGTGATTTTCAGAATTTCCCAGTTCGAGGCCGTGTGCAGGTGCCCAGCGCGTGGGCAAGGTCACTAGTCCGACTAACCGCCCACCCCCTGGCGTCAACGGATTGACATGTTGCATATATGTCACACATATAGATAAAAGCGAAAAAAATATAAAATAACGCATTTTATGGGTTTACATCATAGGCGGATACTGATATAACTATATATATAAGGAAACGAAAGGATAACTCAAATGGCTAAAATTCGCTCTCTCAAGGTTCGCAAGCAGGTTTTGGAACACTACAATTTTTGTTGCGCGGCTTGCGGTTGCGCTGATCGTCGCGCACTTCAGATTGATCATGTTATCCCGCAAACAATGGGCGGCACTGATGAATTTGAAAATTTGGAGGCACTATGCGGCGTTTGCAATAATATCAAGGGCAATGTTATCACGCCACGCCTTGAGCCACGCAAGCCAGTTTGGGATTGCCGCAAATGGGAAAAGCCACGCCAAGTTTGGCAAGCATCAATCAATGGATGGCGCGCTGAACAGCGCGCCTAATAGGAAAGGGAAAATACCATGGACGATTTTGATTTAGATATCCTAGAAGCAGAATTGAACGCCTTAACGCCTGAACAACAAGCGGAATTAGAAGCCGAATTTGAAGCATTGCGCGATAGCGACGACTGGGAAAAACCCTTTTAATTCAAAGGGTTAGCCCAGCCCCGGCTGCCGAATTTTATCAATAAAAACAATGGGTTACAGGATTGACGCGCCAGCGGAACAAATCGTGAACAAATAGCAGGCGCTAATCCCTTGAAAACATTAATTAATTTAATTTATAAGTCATTGAAAACAAACAAAACTTTTTTTCATTTTTTATGCTTTTTTTGCCTTTCACCCCTTGACTTTTAGCCTTACAGACACTATATTAGATATATAAGATGAATTAACCAATAAAGGATTAAAAAAATGTTTAACAATATTCTAATTTTCGACCTTGATGGAACTACAATCGATTCCTCGCATCGTCACGCCACTCTTGCAGATGGCACTTTGAACCTTGCCGCTTGGATTGAAAATTCCACCCCTGAAAAAATCTTTCAGGATCAAGTTTTACCTCTTGGTCATTTGGTTTCTAAACTTGGAAAAAAACACTACACCATAATTTGCACAGCTAGGGTTTTATCCCATGCTGACCTTGAGTTTCTCATGGATAATGGAATCTGTGTTGACAAGATTATCTCAAGACCATTAGGAAACAATACACCTGATGGTGAATTGAAAAAGAAACAACTCAATAGTTTCTTATCGCTTAAACAATTCAAACATAAAAACAAAATTATGTTTGATGATGCAGATTCTGTTAGATCAATCGTAAGAAAGATTGGTATAACAGTTATCCATCCTGATAAAATAAACAGAAAGGTTGCTTAATCATGTTTATCATTTTTTGTATCGCTGAAATTATTGCTGGATTCTTTTTGTTAGTTTTCGGTGTAGGTATGATTGAATCACCAGATACCATTATCATGATTCTTGGTTGCTGGACAGCGGTTATCGGTCTTATAGTTATGGCTATGTTTAGCATCATGTTAGACAAAAAACTTAAAGGGGAAATATTCTAATGTTTGGATATCTAGGAACTGTTCTTGTTGTATGGCAAATGAGCGCGTTAGCAAATGGCGCGCCTGATTGGGCATTAATGATTGGTTGTGGTGGTGCTATCTGTTGGCTGGTTCATGGGTGGCAACTTAAAGACAATCCTATCTTGATCACTAACTTTTTGCTCTTAATCATTGCAATGTATGGAATCATTTACAATTAGAGGTTGTATCATGAAAAAGTTTTTTATTGGGTTGTATCTCGCTTATTCTGTGGCAACTGATACAATCATTTGGGGTGGCGCGCTGTATCTGCTAATAACCCAGATTTTGTAATGTTATCAAAGGGTTAGAGGGCGCCCGGCCGCAGGCTGGTAAGTCGTTGAAAACATTGAGAAAAAAAGATGAAAAAAAATCGTAAGTCGTTGATTTTAAAGGATTAAAAGATTGAAAAAAAGCAACCCCAACCCTTGACATTTGGGGTTGGAATGCTTATATTAGATATATAACGAAACGCAAACAGAAAGGCACTGTTATGAAAAATGTAAACTACACCGCAGACCTCACCGCTCAAATCATCAGCGACTACCAATCTGGTACGGCTGTTGAGGATATCGCATCAGCAATCGACAAGTCGGTTCGCTCGGTTCGGTCAAAACTTGTCCGTGAGGGCGTTTATGTTGCCACACCAAAGGCAAAGGCGCGTAAAAAAGATGAACCAACAAAAAAAGAATTGTTGAATCATCTGGAATCTATCTCACCTTTTGGCGTAACTGGTTTCATGGGTGCAACGAAAGAGGCGATTAATGATCTCATCTCGCATTTCGAAAAACAATAGGCGTAATCCTATTGCTCGCAACTTGAGGGCGTTTCGCTCTCAGGTTGTGATATCCAAAAAACGCAACTCTAAAAAGGAAAGAAAGCATGAAAAGAAAATTATTGCTAATCAAGGCGATTGAGTCACATTGCCGCTTTCGCTTCTCTAAAATTCAGGTCTTAAGGATGTTATCACATGATATTGATTCGCTCAAAAAAATGGCGCGGTTCGTTGCCAAGGCAGAAAAAATCACCTCCAGAAAATATCCCAATTCAGGTCATACGCTCACGCGTCAGCGTCGCAAATCTGCGTAACAAAATCGCGTTTTCTTCAACGAAAACAAAGACTTAGCGAGCCCCCGGCCGCCAGGCTAACTCATTGATTTTAAACGAAAAAATAATTTGAAAAAAGGTCGTAACCCTTTGAAAACAAACAAAACTTTATTTACGCGCACCCCTTGACATTTGACCTATTAATGCTTATATTAGAAGGGTAACAGAGAAAAGGATTTATTATGACTGTTCAAAAAAATGCCTACGTTGTTATGGATACAGAAACTTCATTCCGCAATGGTTTGGTTTTTGATTTTGGTTGGACTACTATCACCAAGCGCGGTGATATTCTCGGCACTGGTGATCTAAACTTTCTTGATGTAATCACTAAAGAGAAGCCTTATTATATCAACAAGATTGCTGGCTATGCCAAGCGTCAGCGTCATGGTGTTCACAAGGTGACAACTTTTGCCGCTGGTCGCAGACTGTTCAATGCTCACCTGTCATGGCTTGCATCACAAAATTATCGCATCATTCTTTGCGCTTACAATGCTGGCTTTGATTGTCGCGTTTTGGGTTCAACTTCTCAAACCATGACTGGCAAGCCATTTTTAACGCACAAGGTGGAATTGATGGATATTTGGGGCAACTGGGCAACATCAGCACCAAAAACCTATGATGCACCGCTTACAGCGTCAGGGCGTTTCAAATCTACCACCGCTCAAAATGTTTATCGTTTTGAAATGCAGATGCCCGATTTTATTGAGGCGCATACCGCTTATGATGATACACGAATTGAAGCGCAAATTTTGCTCAAGGTTCTAAACCGCAAGAAAAAATTGCGCGTTGTCAAATCGCCTCGTGACTTTC